TCGAAGCCTTCGTTAACTTCTATATAAAGGTCGCGATCATCTGCAACGATGTATGAATCGCTGCCATCAGTAAACATCTGGAACTTATAAGTGGTTAGATCTTCTGTACCATCGTAAGTAGTAGAACCACCCATCAAGATTTTATTTCCGTCGAAGATTACGAGATCATCTTCGAGAATGGCATCACCATGTACAGTCACACCGTATGAATTAGTTGTGAGTCGAGCAGCATTATCCCAATAGAGTACAACTTCTCCATTGAGATTGGCAGTCATCATATTCTCGCCACCAGTTTCTGTTCTTAACTCGTAGCGATCAGTAATTAGATTTAGATTAGCAGTTGACCGAATATCTTGAATGTCTGTATTAGAGTACATTCTATTATCGGCCGCAGAATAGAACATCTCATATTGGCCTGTGCCACCAAATACTTCTGTGCCTGATGCTCCACCAAATGTTGCTCGTACATCATCATTGAAGTTTAGTTGATTATTTGAGCTTTGCCAATGTAGTTGAGCATTTGTATTACTTCCTGCAGGCCCGTCGCCTACATATAATACATCATATCGTAGCTCGGTTGTATTCTCAACGATTAAGCCATATGTAGAGTCGACATAAACTTCGGTAGATTCATCAGTGTATGTAGTATTAGAAACAATATAGAGTGTATCAGCTGTAATTGTATTACTAGCATTATCCCAGATACCACCCCGTAATCCACCAAATTCTGCATTTGCAAATGTACTATCATCAGTGCCATCATTTCTACCATCATTGATAACGACCATAGTATTTGCAGTAAATTGACCAAAAAGTGTAGCATTACCATAGGTCATTGAACCGCCAGGCAAACTATTTGCTGTCATGATCTGAGTAGTACCAGCGACAAATTCACCACGCAAATAAAGCGAGATGTCGTTGGTCCTATTCAGCCAATCAGCAAATGTGTCTGTAGCTGGATTGAGTTGTGGAAAATCTGACAGTAATGCCATTATCTGGTTCCTACTATGTGTTTTTGGAGGATCTGCTTGATTTGAATAATTTCTCTTTCGAGCTTGTCTATCTTGTCTTGCATTTCTCGTTCTTTATAAGCTCGAGCTCTGTTCATTTTATAGTGCTCGAGATCCTTCTTATTGGTATTTATAAACGAACCTTCGCCTATAGAAACATAATCTTTTTCAACTGCTGACATTTATGCTGTGACTCCGATCACCCTATAATCGTCAACTTTCGGTACAAGTTTTCTATCTGAAGCCAGTAAGACAATCTTAATAGCAACTCGATTATACGTATCATACGGTGACCCGGCTTCATTGAAATATCGTACTGCATTATAGTTGTCTGGATTGCGATATGCAGTCTGTGCAGCATCAAGAGTCGACACTACAAAACCTTCACCAACTATATTATTATTACTCACTGACTCAGTCAACGTAATTGTTTGGTTTGCAGTATCAATTGAATCAATAGCAAATAATTGATAATTTTCAGGGAATAACGGGCTAGAAATCTTAATCACGTCATCAACAGAAATTGTTGATACATCAGTTGTTCCAGATTCACCGACGACATTTGCGCTATTTAATTCAGTAGTAAATGTACCAGCTAAATCAGTTGTTGTAGTTGTATTAGCGAAACTAAATTCCATTTCTTTGTAATCTTTTAAAGATCCAGCTTTACTAAACTTATCATCACCAACTGTTCTTGCAAGTTTTGTCCATTGTTTATCGTCAAATGCATCAGGATCGGCATTATTATGAATCTTAGCGTAAACTTCGATATCAGTATTACGTGGTCGATATGCATTCATAATAACTTTAATATCTTCAGCATTGTTTCCGTCACCTAACTCAAGAGTTGTAGAGATATGTCGTGTCAACGCATTACCTTTATTGAGATGTTCATTGGTACTATCATTATTGATCAACCATCGATGTGTGACCATATCCATTTCGTTCAAATCAATAGTTGGAGCAGAGTATGATCGATCAGTCTCACCGAGATATTGATAAGTCAAATTGATTTCTGCAGACTTCATTTGACCAGTAAAATTGGTACCACCTGAACTAGCCTGATCAACTTCTTGCGAAGTAGAAATAATCCATCCTGCGTAATCTTTGATATGATTTGGAGCATTAAGATAAAAAATCTTATCATTCGAATGCAACTTATATAGACCGGAGCCTAAATCTTCAGACAGGTTATAGTAAGTGACTGGCTTAAATTTCGGTGGCAGCTGAGCATTCCAGTTTGATCTAAATACTGATACGGGCAATGGATTATATGTATCAATAACGCCAGTTGTACCAGAATCTACACCTTTAATAGTATCACCCACAGCAAATCTCATATTCGAATCTAGATTGTACTGAGCATAATTAACAGACGAATCAGAAAGTCGAATATTTGAGAAATAATAATCATAATATTCGACTTCGCCTACAACTGTCTTAAACCATGTGCCTAATGGAGAACCTGATGTACCACCGATTGTTCTTTCAGCATATTCTTCAACATAGACTATAGTCGCACTGCCAGCAAATGATTTATCTACAGTGAATACTTGTTGAATGGTGGTATCTGTGTTATCAGTTAATATTAGTTTGTCACCATCGCTGAGTGTTGCAAAATTAGTGCCACTTCCTATGATTTTATTTGTACCGGCAGCAATGTATACTGTGCTCGATTCACCTGGTCGAACTTTATATACTTCTTCACCTGGTTCCCATGTTGCCGCAGTACTAGAAAGATTGAAGAATTCGTACGATGCATTATGCAAAGTAACATCGACTGAGCTCAATGTATATTCTGCAATATTAACATCGAATTTAATGTCTAAATCGTTTTTAGGTGTCCATGTCGACGCTGCAGCAGTCTTACGCTTAGATTTTTCTCTATCATAATAGAAAACATCACCTTTATGTCCTTTCGAAGAACCTTGAGATCTTTCTTCTGTTTTAACTCCATCTACAAGAGTCAAATCACCTTTTTGATTCATCCATAAAGCATAATTAGTATCTTCTAAATTGACAGCAATCGCATAAAATCGATTTGTTTTTAATCTCAATGGACCTTTGAACGTAAATACAGTACCAGAAGTTGCAAGAGGTGAAGCTTTGATTTGATTATAATCTAATTGCACTTCTGAACCAGCATAGCGTGATGTAATAATCGGCGTGCCATCTGATTCACACTGTAGAATAGAGATGTTAATGCCAGGATTTGCTAAACCAGAAGCATTTTGTTTGATAATTGGTTTAGATCTGATATACAGAACAACATCGAGCAAATCTACAGTATCTGATCCATCAACTTTTAATGCATCAATAAAGAAAGTTTGATAATAATTACTGCGTGTTGAAATAGGTACAATCGGATCGATCATCCCCACGTCGGGTAGTAAACAATCACAAATAATACCAGGAGGTAAAGCATCTTCAGGTCGAGGAGGAGGATTTACAACAGTAGTTGATGTATCCCCATCTTCTACTACTACCGGCGGCGCAATTGTTTTTTTAAGAGTTTTAATCTTAATGGAAGCATCAGGATTATTTACACTGCTATAAGCAATGAGTTTAATTTTATCTCGACCTAAATCATTCTTTTGAGTACGAGTATGCCAAAACTTCCACATTTTTGTGAAGTCTTTAGAACCACTAGATTTAGTACCTGAAACAGTAGCATCATCCGTACCAAACGGCCTTGTTTTAATTTCAAGTTTACCGTTCGCATCAGATTTTAAATATGTCGTAAGACCTCTATTTCCTTCACGATGGGTATTATTTTTAACAGATTTGCCCACTGGTTTTGAAAATGATGTAATATCTTCAAATTGATTACCAGGGTGATTATCGAGCATCACCTTATATTTTGTATTGGGTTTTAATCCAGTAGTTTTTAGTTTTACCCACTTAGGTTTATTTTTACCACGAGCAGCTCTAGGCATCGTGAAAACATTTTCATCACGTCTCCTAATATGGTTAATACTGCCTCTTAGTCTTTTGCGTGCCATTTAAATAATCCTATTATTTTTTATCTAATACTAAGTCTCTAAGGGTGCCGGGTAGATTAAACATACCGTGCATCGGCGCAAAGTTTGGACCATCTTTAAATCTTATCTTCACGTTATGGTGTAAGATGTATTCTCCATCTTTTTCACCTGCCCAGAAGTTCTTATCACCGCAATCCATCGGCCTAACATCAAGTACACCCATATCTTCGACATTAACAACGGTATCGAACCATGTTTGACCATCTTTCATAACTGCTACTTTCTTGTCGCCGACATCTGGTGCATCGTAGTATTTACCTTCATCGGTCCATAGAGGTGCTGACGTAGAACATATCAGACTAATTCCAGCTTCAGTTGTAACTCTTACGCATGGTTCTGGTTTAGTTACTGCATTAATAACAGTGCCTTCAACTATTTCTAGATCTTCAGTACCCAACAATACAGCAGATCCAGGCATCATTTGATGCGCCCGATTTTGACCTTCTGTAACGACTGGCAAATAACTGTCTACATGTACACAGCCACCACCGCCGCCAGGAGTAGTAGGCGGAGTAGGTGGAGGTGGAGGCGGCGGAGGCGGTGGATCTGGCGGCTCAACAACTGGCTCTTCAGGCAGTGGTGGGTCATCATCGGGGTCAGGTGTTGGTGGACCAGAAGGTGGAACTGGTGGTGGAGTAGATTCTTCTTCAATATTACATGTGGGATCGTTTGTACTCACACAACCATCATCACCACTATTATTTGTTGGTGGTGTGGTTTGTTCAGTACAACCAGGTTCTGGTGTAGTCGGACTACAACCACACGCTGAAGAACAAACTACAGTATCTGAAGCTGTGACACTACAACCACCAGGTCCACTACCTACATTACCTGTATATGTGTATGTTATCTGTGATGTTCCGGAACATGAAACTTTGTAGAACGAACCAGCTGGAGGACAACTTTCTTCAGGCGGTTCATCAATTGGCGGTGGAGCGACATAACACTTTGGTGAATTTGGTACAGTATAACCAATTTCGGTGCCATAGTTACCATCACACTGATATACATAAAGTGTGCTACCAACACAACGATCGTATTTGAACGTACCTTTAGGACATGCAGGCGGCCGTGTATTTACAGCTGTTTGACCAGAATCATATACCGCATCAGCTTGTGTAGTAGCAGGATAGCAAATTTCAAAGTTAAATACTTCTTTTGCTTTATGGGCTCTAACCGTAATATATCGACCATTGAGATGATTATATGCAAATCGTAATTTGCCGGCTCCTTGCCAAGCTTTATAATCAAATGGACCAGTACCATCTATTGTTACTCTGATATTTGACGGAGTTGAATTTGCAGTTTCAAACCATGGATTAGTAGAATATGGAACAACTTGATTTTTACCGTTTTTGACTGGATATAATTTCTTATACAACTCAATAGCTTCATCAGGTCCAAGAGCTACAAATTTATCAGTCTTAGTAGGATCTACTTGTAACGTACCAACTTCTTGGCTAGCCTGTGTCGGTGGCTGAGATGATTGAATTACTTCATATGAAATACCACCCTGCGGGTTGAAGAATTTAATCTCAACATATCTTTGTGTACCGTCAGTTTCGTTAGTACCTACGAATGTAAACTCTTCCCACACTCGTTGCAGTTTTTCGTATGGTGTAGTAGTTGTATCTCCGACATTTTGTAGATTTCTATTAGATTCAAATTCACAAAACTCTTCAATCTCAGGCACATATGGCTCTACATATGGCGCATAAGTAGCAATTGTTTGACTTACAAGATTTTTTCTCTTATGTGGGAAAGTAATCTTATTACCGATTACATACTTCGAAGATACTGCAGCAACCTCAAAGTCAATATTGAGTGTTGTTCTATCGGGCTGTAATACGTATTCATAGATAGATGCATTATAATATGATAGGTCTCTATTTGAAAGACCATAGTTTTCAAAATTATCTACAAAGAAACCAAACTTAAATCTTTCTAGTGTACTATCAACAGAACTTTGAATTGTTTTATTAATTGTCTTATTTTCAAGTTCTGACATATTTTGATTATATTCAAGAGCATTAATTCTTCTCTCAAGATTACCAATTTCAGACATCGTATATACACGATTCTGTGGATCAACTTTGAATAATTGATTTTGGAATTTACTTACTCGAATGAATAGCGCATTACTATTTTCTACAAACGTAGACATAATCTCTTTCAATTCTGTCGATGGTCTCTCAGGAATTGAAGGATATGGTTTTACACTACACTTATATAAACTTAATTTATTTGCTTCAGTATGTTTCTGTAATTCTTTAGCACCAATTGTAACGTCGAAACTACCATCAGACTTTACACTGATTTCATCTGTGCGACCTTTATAATATGTAATATCATATTCAAAGTTGCTTTGTGGTTTCGGGAATCTATATTGACTATAATTAAATGATACCACTTCAGACGATGCGCAGTTTGCTGTTGCAGGATCAGTAGTAACGGCTGCAGTCGGTTTTGCCATCGGTCTAAAGTCAATACATTCACGAAGATCGAAATATCGTCCTCTCTCACTTACCATTTCTGGAATTTCAAGAGTATGCATTACTCCATTAGGTGTAGTATTAGCACGTAGAGTAGTGAGTTCTTGCTCATCACTAATATTATATGAGTTTATTACTTTAGCACCGTGTTCATCGCCGTCATACAAATAATCAAATTCTACAAGTATTTCAGTAGCGAGTGTCGTAGATGCCGATGGCCTTTGATACAAATAACCAAGGCCCCAATATGCATCTCGTTGATTATTATCAACATAGAATTCTGATGTAATATTTGTATTACTAGTATCTGTTCCATTATAAACATTAACTAGTCGAATAATACCTGAGAAACCAAGGTTTTTACCTTTATCCCAATCACCAGTTGTATTAACAAGTACGTAATATCCTCGACGGACATCCATAGATACAATTTGATTATCATATTGTTGATCAAAAGTTACACTGAACGCGCCTGTGGCAGCAGGGACAGCGACGCCTAAATTAATGATTAGGTCATTACCATTTACTTCAGCATTCGCTGTTGATCGTGAAGAAAGATCGACAGGAATATCTTTTGGGAAAATTCTCTTAAATGATTTACCTGTAGCATTTGATAATCCAGAAAACAAACCGCTCTGTGATCTAAATGTCAGTTTATTTTGTCCGCCAATTGCTGTAATTTGACCAACATCTGTACCGTCAGTAATCCAATCACCAACTCTCATATTAGTAACAAATGTTGCAGCACCTGCACTATCTGTAATAGTATAAAGATTATTGCCGTCACTTGATGTAGAAAGTGTCATACCAGATTCGATATCTGCTGAAGCAATAACATCTTGTTTTGGTACAATGACTAGATCATTTTCTTCTTGATCGCTAAGATAGCCAGAACCAGAAGAGTACGGCCAAGTTGCATTAGTTTGTTTAGCAACGGTAATTTGACCGCTAGTATTTACGTTATAATATGTAGTACCTGTAGTACGATAAATGTATGATGTATTAGTGATACTAGAAGCTGGTAAACCAGTGTTAAAAATAAGTGCGTTTCGGTCTGCATCTACAATTTGAGCAATATCACCATAAGCATCGACGATATAGTTATTACCACCTTCTTCTATTTGCACTTCGCCGGCAGATTTAAGTGATCGAATAATATTTTGATTTGATTGAATAGTAACGACATCCGCAATACCATCTTCAAGCATCAAGCCCGAATTAAGATCTGTATAGATAGAACGCACATCTTTAAAGTTCTTACCTTTATTCATCTGAATATCAAACAGATAAATTCGGTACTTAGCGTTTGATGTACCTTGAATGCCGCTGACATATGTTATGTTTCTAATCTTCGCAGATCCAATCGTATTACCGCCGAGTGAAGAAGAAACAGTGTTCGCTCCTGCAACACCATCGTAATCATAATCACTAATAAAATTAGCAGCAGCATCTTTCAATACTACATCGTTATTATCATTAAAAGATGATACACCTGCAACTTCATTTACTTCGACGTATGCAGCATAGTTCAGATCAATATCTTGATCTGTTTTAGTGACTGTATCTGTACCTTTATTAACATTCTTGACAAAGTTTGTCTCCGTCTTAATTCGATATCCGCCGATATATGCATGACCAGGATCGACTACATATGAGAAGGTAGTATCAGAATCTTCGAAATCTAAAGGTGATCGAGTTGTGGCGCGGAACTCATCGAGAACATAGTTACCAGACTCATCATATGTTCTCTGAGCGATCATGTCGCCTATCTTATTATATTGTGTTGTCTTATTTTGTTGGAAAGGCTTGCCTTCAGAGAATCGAATGATAGGGAAGAAATTAGTTGCAGTCTTCTCTTCTGCTGCAGTTCTAACAACAAGTACAGGTGATACTCTCAATCGATCTGCACCAGGAGCAGATTGATTAAGGAAACCAGACGCATTGTCATAAAGAGTCGCATCTGTAAATACGTTTACTACTGATTCAGTACTATCAAAACCGACTGACAAATCGCTCGGTGTATTTGAGAACTTGCTTACCATCTTGAATTGAGGAGCAACATTCAAGAATAAACCCTTTTGATAAATTTGACCCGATGCAACTGAAATACCATAACCTTCGCCTATGGGATTAGTTACACTAGATCCGGCTGTAACAGTTTGATACCAGTTTTCTGGATCTAATTGAAGATTATTTAAAACGGTAGCATTCGTTGCGCCTACTGAGTATAAGCTAATATGAGGCAGTATATTATAACCAAATCCTCCGCGAGTAATTTCAGCAGACTGAATTTGTCCACCAGCAGTTGTAGTGATTTTGCCAGTAGCGTTTTGTCCAATAAACGAAACAACCTTAAATTGATTGCCTGATCCACTACCAGTTGTACATTCGAGTAACTGATCGACTTCAATATCCCAACGTGAAGCATCAATTTGATCGCCATATTGATATTGTGAATTTGGTTTTACACGAAGAATCAAACTATCATTTTCTGGATGAGGTATTGGATCATGTGTTACAATCAGTGAGATATTGCCTGTCGCGACGTCTGAAATGACATCATTTACTGCAAATGTATTAGCGAAATTAGCATCGCCGTTAGTAGCGCTACTAATTTCAATTGCAGAAAATATTACTACAACATCATTATTAGAAAAGACAGCTGATCCATTTGAATTGTTAGCTACGGTAATATCAAAGAGTCTCTCGTCTTGATGGAAGATTCTAATTTCTTCACCTGCGAGGAACTCATCCTCATCAGGATTTGTTGTGCCTGCTGCTGACGCAGCTTCGTCATCTAAATATGTGACATATAATGTTTTTAAATTTACATTATCGCTTTCGAAACCATCTTCAACATGATCGATCAACGCAATTTTACCTGTCAATTGACCGTTTGCACTCATACCTGCCAATTTACTTATATCTACCGCGGCCCCTTTCTTGGTAGTATCTAAGATTTTTACAAATGGCATTGAGTTATGGTATGTAAAATTACAACCGTCAAGAATTGTACCAGCTTTTAGAATGTGATCACCGAACTGCTCGATTTGATCTTGCAGCATAGTTTGAAGTTGATTCACCTCACGTACTTGCACCGCTGTCGCAGGCTTGAACAAAATTCGATAGTAGTTATTATTTCTATCGAAATCGTCAAAATAAGGAGATGATGATAAATTTGTATTAAGGGGCATTACTTAGAACTCCAATATAACGCGAATTTCTTCTGATTGATTTTCGTCTCTATCAACTGGTATATCATTTTGAATATAGAGAATGGCTCCTCTATTCGGATCTAGATCACCGTATTTAATATCGAGAGCATTACTAGTATCTCCTACTAATTGCGCTCCGCTAACTGATCCACGTAAATTAGTAAATGTATTAAAGTTACCGGTAACATTCGTTAGACTAATGGTTGTCGAAGAACCGCCAGTATCAGTTGAAGAATGCAATTGACCTGTACTGGTCGCCTCAAGTAAAGATTCTCCTTGATATATTGTCTCATCTTGAGTAAATGGACCACCTGGACCATCAATCACACTGTTACCGATAATTTTTAACATTTGATTATAGTCGGCAAATCTAAAATCAGCATCGTGCTGACCTATTCTACTATTTATATCAATTCCAGCAATCGTAGCTATTTGTTTACTTGTTTCACCATAAATCATACTACCTTTAGTAAAGAATGGTCTACAGTTATTAACTAAAATACCAGCAATATTGCTCGGTGTTCCAACAGGCAATGGAGCAGATTTATTTGAGACGATAGCATCTGCTTGCATATGAACATAATAAGCAGTAACTGATGTATCAGTAGCTGTCACCCATTCTGGAGTGTCTGTCAAATTAATTGTATTAGAAGATGAACCTGCTGCTACCTTTGTTAACAAATATTGCGGAACTGATGTTTCAGTTTTAAGAAAAATATATTCACCAGTGTTAAAGTGTAGATTATAATTACCATCATCTACACTATCTTGTATAGAAGCACCCAGTGCAGTATTACTAATAAAAGTTCCAATCGCTCCTATTTGCAACTTAGAAAATTGCCTAACAACTTCTTCTTCAACGAAATCACCAGTTTCGTCAGTAGTATATATTGCCACATTTGCAAATTGTGGATCTCGAATAATACCAAATTGAGCAAATGAATTGGTAGGTTCAACGAGACCTGCTTCATCTCTATTATATTTCATATAGAATGATAATCGTTTTGCACCAAATTCAATAACAGTATTAGCGCCATGACCGCCCTGAGGTGGAATAATAGGTCTAATAGTCGCTGGGGTTGGTGCAGTAGTAATTCCGTTATTTGAAACTGGATTTCCTTGAAGTACAGTAGCAGATGCAAATGAATAGTTTCTACCTATATCAAGCATTTCGACTCGATTTACACTATTTGAAGCAGAAGAATCAATAATAGCTCGGGCTTCTGCATTAGCTGTTTGGTTACCATCACCAACGATTTCTACTTTTGGCATTACTTCATATGTAGACGTTTCATTAGGAAGTGTAGTAAATTGTTCATCTAATTGTGCAAACACACCACCTAGATCTGAAATATATGCAGACTTTTCAATGGTTCTATATTGACCCGAGCCCACACCACTTGTAATATACAATATAGTATTTTTATAAAAATCTGTAGTTTGTTCTGAGCCTAATTTTAATCGATACGTTTGATTGGCTTTAGCTGCAGTAAAGTGTGCTTCTGCTGATCCGTTAGGAGCGTTATCGATAATTGTTGATGTAATTCTATTAATATCTGCAACTTCAAATTTTGCATTTGTAATATAGTTATCGTATTGTTTACCAGCAAATGTAACTCTTACAACATCGATCGATCCTTCAACAGAATTATCTTGTACTACAGTATTAGCAACAACAGGAATATATTTTTCAGTAGCAAACTTATTAAATACCGTCGACGTGATACTATACATATATTTCCACTGATATCCATCAGCAGTTTCATAATAGTCATCACCTACTGTATATAAATCAGCATCGTATTTGGCATTTGCAAATAATGGCTTAGAAGTGCTCGGCGCTCCATTATTATTATATAGACACTTATAAACATGTTTGAAAGCACCTTCATCGACTAGCACATAAAAGTTTTTATCTTGTAGCCCAAGTAATTGATCATCGTACATTTCATATACTGTACCACTTTCCCAATTTGTACGATTGACTACAAAACGAATATCGGCAGAAGTCATCTTTTTCCCGAAAATCATATTTCTAAATATTTCGGAGTTTAATTGACGTACTGTCTCAGTCGGTGTATTAATTTCTTCTAGCGTCGCCGCAACAGTTTCATGATCACCAACAAAAGCATAATAGGCAGTATTTGCCCGCTCGGTGACAGATTCGATTATCTGATTAATCAGATGTGTCTTAAATTCTGCTGGTACTAGTTTCTTTGCCATTTTTTATTTATCTCTATGCTACATTAGCAGTGTAGAAAGTATTTTGATTGATGAACAATGACGTCGATTTCAAATCAAACTGTACTGAAGTATCGGTAGGTGTAATATTTACTGTGGCTTCTGAAGTACCAACATATCCACCAAACGGTTTACTACCTGCAACGTGAAGAACATCTACAAGTGTTTTCTTATATTTGTTAAAAGGTAAAGCCGACAATACTTGATAAGAATATTCTTGATAAAAATCATTATCCGCTAGGTATTTATCCGAACTGAGGAACGACCTTCTATTTGGGTGGGTACCAGGAGCGATACCTTGATTACCAAGAAAACCTTTTACTGATATTGTTTTATCGGCAGTTTTAGTCGACTCAAGAATTAAATTTTCTCCTGGTTCATATGTGTCAGTAGAATTTACATAATTTTTACCGAAATAACCGAAACCAGAATTGATGATTCTAACA